GACCAATCGTCCGGTAGCGTCAGGGTGATGACCGTGCCAGATGGCAGTTTGCAACTGATGATCAGCTTGCCGGTGTGCACCCAGGTCCCGTCTGTCGTGTTGTCGCCGCGGACGACCGGCACGCTGCTGATAGTCATACGTGCACATTCGTTACTTTCGCGCCTGGTCGCTTGATGACGATCGACGCGCGCACGCCTCCCTGTGACGCGCGGTTGTCGCGCCGTCCGCACGCGGCCTCGATCGCCCGGTACGCGCGAGCGTAGTCAACCTCACTCGTCAGCCCCAGCTCGCGCATGCCGTCCTGCGTGGGCAGGCTCAGCCACCAGTCGCCGTCGACCACGTCCGGCGTGTTCGCGTCGCCGATCATCGGGTCGCCATCCAGGCAGTAGCCGTCGCGCTCGATACGGATGTCTTTCACGACACCCTCGAGCAGGCGACAGGCCCCCTGGACTTCGTCCCAGGTCTGCGCGTAGCGCACGTTCTGCCCGCCGTACGTCAGGCGAAAAAAGCCCGAGCCGAAACGGCAGTCAGCGCGATGCGACACCGACGTCGTGAGGTACTCGACACGCTCGTCGGTCACGCCGAGGCTTCGCCCACCTCGTCACCCTCGTCTTCGGGCTCGGCAGGCGGCGGAGCGGTCAGCGTTTTGACGATTGCGTTGGCGACGACCTCGCGCGCTGATGCGATCCACGCCGTCTTGAACTCATCGCCCAGGTCGTCCCACAGCGGCAGCTCGTCGCCATTGACCAGCGACTTGCCCCCGGTGTTGGTTGCGTACGCCTCGTAAGCGACCTGGCCGAGCCGCTCGTCTTCTGTCTGCATGGTCATACGGTGGTGAATGTCCTGTCAGCCGAGTACGTGTTCAGGCCGTTGGCCGTCGCACGGATGCGGTAGTGGTACAGCGTGACCGTCGTCAGCCCGGCCAACGGCTTGGACTGCGCGCCGGTGCCCGAGCCTTCGGTATTGCTCGAGCCGTACGCCGTCGTCGTGCCGTACTCGACCTGGTTGGTCGCTACTTGCGACAGGGTGAAGTTGACCGTCGCCGCGGTCGCGGTGATGCCCGTCACCGAGATGGCCGAGATCGCTGCCGCCTGAGCGTAGGTCGGCGATCCGTTCGGAAAGACCGCCGCTGCATCACTGGCGTTGGCAGGCCAGCCGCCGGGCTGAGCGGTGCCTGGCGGCTCGTTGCCGCGCCAGTCGACCGGCGTGTGCGTCCACAGTCCGCGAGACGCGCCGACCTGATTGGCGATCGCACCTGAATCGAGCGGCATGGTCAGGGCGCAGACGGAGGCGGTGTTGCCGGAGCCGGTGCAGGCGTCGCAGCGTTGGCGTCATTCCAGGCTACGAAGTCTTCAATCGTCTGCTGGTCGGTGATCGTGTAGCCCATACGCAGGTACGCCTCAGCACTGGTCGCCGCGCCGACGAACGAGTCACCATCGGTACGCTGATACGTGAAATACAGCGTGCTTGGCGGTGTCGGAATCGCTCCCTGCGCGACCGCCTGCTCGGCCAGTGCCGCGTAATCGGGCGTCGTCGCTTTAGCCATTGCTTCTGCTCCTTCGTCGGGCTTCGTCGATCGGGTCTTTGCCGGTGCCCTGGATGGTGCGGGCTTGCGCGTTCGGATCGCTGAGCTTTCGCTGGAGGTCTTCGAGCGTCTCGGCACTTTCCACCCCCTGCAACAGCGCCGGCTCGGGTTCGTCGCGATACCTCTGCTCGACCACGCGAATGACGCCACCGTGCTGACGAATGCTGCGAATGGTCGCCTCGAGCTCTTCGGTCGACTGCGAGTCAATCGTCTCGACGTCGATCAACGTACCGAGCGTCGGATCTTTTGTGTCTGCTTTGCGGATCGCGTTGATCAGCTTCGCCCGTGTGCGCTGCTCGGCGATGATCTTGGGCCGCTCGAGCCGCTCCCACTCTTCGACCTCGGACATCGACTCGCCGCGGGCAGAAACTTCCGCCAGCAGATGGAAGCCCAGGTCGGCGTACAGCGCGCGATTCTGCGGGTCGGACTGTAACTGCACGATGTCGCCGTCCGGCCTGACATACCAGCGCAGCGGGTAGTTGTAGTTCTGGCCGCGCTTCATCGGGATGTCGGTCCGACCAAGCGTCTTGGCCTGCATGCGCTCGGTGAACGTTTCACCCCTGTTGGGAGGTGACGTGGTCATGCTCATTAGGCCGCGCCTTTGGCCCACACGCCGAACGTCGGACGCATCATCTGGTGCCCGTAGATCTCTTCGACGGCGAGCTTCCAGGTGAAGGTGTCGATGTCGTAGAAGATGTGGCTCTTCGGTGTGCGCTGCATGATCAGCGCGAGCGCTTCACGATGGAAGATGAAGCAGTTCGCCTGACCGCCAGCCGGCTTGACCAGGTTGGTGGTGATACCCAGGTTCAGCCCGTACATATCGCCGAGCATGCCGCTCTTGGCCGGCATCGACGTGTTGCCGATGTACAGCGCGTTCGACCAGCGATCGAGTGCCAACTTGGCCACCTTCTCAGCCGGCGACATCACGAAGAAGCGCTCGGTCTGCGGCGCGTCGGCGTTGTCCAGGAACTGCACCGCAGCCAGCACGTTGGCATCCGACAGTGGCGTGCCGAGCGTGCCGATCGTCTGAGTGAAGCCGGCCACATCGACGGCTAGCGCCGTATCGACGTCGCGTGCGAGCGCGTAGCCCAGCTTCTGCTGGTACTCGTTCTGCACGTCGACGATGCTCTGCACCTTGACGATGTCTTCGATGCCGACGGCCGCGTAGCTCCAGATGTTGAGCGTGATCGTGGTCGCCGTCTCGGCGACCGTTTCGTACACGATCACGGCGTTTTCGGTCTTGGCTCGAGCGGCCAGGTTACCGATGCTGGCGACCTTGACCGTCTTGCCGACGCTGGCGTCGCTCTCGAAGCCGCGGTTGACGCTCTTGGCCAGGAGCAGATTCGACTCTGTCGCGCGCAGGACCTGCTTGCTCCAGATGTCCGGGTTGAACACGCCATCAGAGATCGTTTTGTCAACGAACTCCGTTGCACCTGTAGCCACTGGCTACCCCCTTATGCGGACGTACCGCTATTGACGCTGAATGGGGATGCCGCGCGTAGACCGGTGCCGCACCCCTGGTTTGGGACGCCCGTTCTCGTCGAACAGCGCGTCGTACTCTGCGAGTGACATTGCGGCGATCTGCTCATCCGTCACTTCTCGGACGCGACCGGGGGTGCCTGAGTCGCGCTCGGGGACGGGTTCGTCACCGTTGATCTCGTTCAACACCGACTTGCGTAGTGCAGACTCGCGCCTATCCAGCCCGAGCTTGACCGCCCGATCGACGACGAACGACAGGTATTCTGCCACTCCTTCGGCGTGGCTCTTGCCGGCGCCGAACGCCTTGCCTGAGACCTCTTTCTGAATTGCCTCCGGCAGTTCTTTCTGGAACATGACCACGCCGTCCATGAACGGGCCCGCGGCCTGAGCGGCTTGCTGCGACGCGAGCTGCGCTTGCAACTCGCGCTGAGTCATCTCGCCCAGGGCGTACAGGTCGTTGTTGGCGGCCGCATCCATCTTGGCCTTGTCCTGCGCCTCGCGTTCCTGGCGTGCCATCAGGTCGCGCGCGCGTCGATCGCCGATCTGCCCGATCAGTCCCGAGACGACGTCGTCCTTTTCGAACTGGTCGCGCGGTAGATTCTTGGCCAGCAGACGCAGCGCCTCGGTCGGGTCCTTGGCTTCGCGTACGGCGTCGAACCAGGCCAGGTCTGGCTTGTCAGGCTGGTCGGACTCGGCGTCATCGGATGGCTGGGGGGCTTCCGATGACGCCTCATCCGCGGCTGGAGCGGGGGGCTCAGCCGTCGTGTCGCCCGAACGACCTCGTGGAGGGCGAGGAGCTCGTTCGGGCGGAGCAGCCTGTGCGGGAGGCTGATCGTCGACCAGGTCGGGGTGGACCGAGCGTTCCCAGTCGCCGGTGCTCACTTCTTCGGCTTCGGCTTTCCGGCAGTCCGCATCGCGATCGCAACGGCCTGAGCTTGAGGCCGTCCAGCCTTGATCTCGCGCCGGATATTGGCGCTAATGGTTTTCTGCCCTGACCCCTTCTTGAGCGGCACGGCTATCCCCTTCTGACCACGCCCACGGTATTCGGCGCCGAGAACTGCGGCAGCGTGTTCTTGATCTGCGTCAGGCTGTCGGTCGGATCGAGCCCGTACTTCTCCTGCATGCTCTGCAGGATTAGGTTCTGCGTCGTCGGCGTGCTCCTCAGGAAGCTCGCGCTGTCGATCTTGTTCGGCGTCGGCGTCGCGTCCAGCCAGGACTGCGCCGTCGTCTGATTGGCCTGGGGTGACTTGATGTCGTCGATGAGTTGCTGCAAATAACCCATGCCGCCCTGCGTGTTGCCGCCCGCGGTGCCGACGCCGGCGACCACGTTGGGTGCCTGGAAGCCGGCCGTCGGCAAGCCCTGTAGTACCCGACCAGCCTGGCCGATGACCTGCGCCTGACGGAACGGGTTGGCCTGCAGCGCGGCTGCGGCGTTGATCGCGCCCATCTGCTGGGTGTACGCCTGATTTTGCGCGGCCTGGGTCAACACGCCCTGACCGGTGCCCTGCTGCAGCCCGTTCGGTGCGACGTAGTAGCCCGTCAGACCCGCGTTCTGCGCGGCGATGTTCTGCGCCTGGAGTTCGCCTTGCTGGGTCGGCGCGCCCTGATACTGCCCCGTCAGGCCGGCCTGGCTGATCTGCAGGTTCTCGTTGAAGCGGCGCACGTCATCGTTGAACTTCGACTGGTCGAGCCCAAACGTGGCGTTGAACTGACGGATCGACTCGTTAATGGCGTCCTTGTTGCCGCTGGCGGGG